CATAGAAGCTTGGCCCGTCGAGGGTACTTGAGGCAAGCTTGGCTTTTTAGGTGACTTCTTTTGTTCTGGTTGCTGCATTTGCATAGGCATTTGTGGCTCTGGCTTTTTGATAAACTTATCGGGATTGCTTCGTGACTTTGGATTTGTTGAGAGCAAAAAGGTGCGGAGTGCTTCTTCTTGATCTGCGATAGGGTTTTTGATAAGTTTGTCGTATGTTTCAACGTCGTATGCACGCTCGAGGTCTTCTGATTTAGGGTTCAATACATCAGGTGACAACATCGTCATGAATTCAAGTTCACGGAAAATAGCAGGATTTACTCGATAGAGTTCCACATCAGACTTGATACCGCCTTGCATTTCTACTGTGTCCGCAGACAATTCAAGCATTGCTTCTTCTGAAATAGCCTCATCTGGTAGGCCACCATCGAACATAATCTTCTTAGTCTTCTGCTTACCATTACCTAGTTTGTCGTGGAGGAGGAATGACTTGTATGAGAGAGGCTTACCTTCTTCAAGTGCATCAATATCAGCCACAGTCATATACTGCAATATGTCGCCAATACGGAGTTTGCCGAAGTCTTTGACGTGCTTTGAGATCATCTTGATAAAGAGCCCGAGGACTGTAGACGCATTCTGTTCCATTCGTGAGATTTCATATGCAGTCTGGCTTCCCGGTGTGTCCTGTCCACTTTGTAGAGGATCTTCTGACGAGGCGCTGACTGATTCTTCCACCTTAAAGAGTGTCTCAAGGCCTTGTTTTAGGTTCTCTGAGAGGCGTACAGGCTCGAGATTGGCGTCTGGTGACGATAGAGTCGTAACCATACCGGGCACAATGACGTTTGAGCCTATCTTCTCGCCCCCACGGTTGATCATAGGCGGCATGAGATTCAAGTAAGTACCGTCAATGATCATTGGGTACAGCGTATTGACGATATTGGCATCGGGTCCGAGCTTAAACGCAAGTGACTTATAGTAGAAGCAGCGATTGTTTATTACCTCATATCCGTATTTATCAAATGGGTACATCTTATCGCAACGAGGATTCGGGTTGTCATGCGGCGTGAGCATCACACCGTTAACCATGATGATCTTTAAGTCATTCGCGCGGTTCCAATAGACAATCTCCTCGACATCTTCACCACGCATCATAAGGTCGTATACCTGATAGAACGACTGATTGGCATCGTTATAGATGATCTGTACACCCGGGCGAACGTATTTGAAGTTCTCATACTTGCCGTTGTATTTTGTTTCAGCGAGTGAGTATGAATACACTTCACGCTTAATGAGCCATGCTTGCTTTTGGATGTCTGACTCATAAAAATTCTCAATGTAGAGCTGATCGACTGGTACAACTTTGTCCTGAAAGCCTGAGAAGATTGGATCAATGACACGTGCCTGTTTCCATGAGCCATCTGGTTGTATCTCCTTAACTGTTCGATAGGTTTCACAGTACTCTGTGTAGCCAATAGATGCTGGACTGAACATCGCTGTAATTGTACGGAGCAATGAGTAATAACCATAGTCTGATTGGTCTGCTGCATACTCCATTAAGTCGCGCATAACTTGTGCAGCTTCGCGTTGTTCGTTATTACCTGAGTCACGAGCAAATACCTTTGGGAATATGAGGCGTGCAGTTGCATGAGCTGCAATAGAAATACACTTATTGCGTACGATAGGGCGCATTGCGCGACTCTTCCATGCGTTTATAACGTCACCCGGTAATGAGTCACCGTTGTTTGACTGATAGGTATTGAATGAAAGCTGGTCTATTTGATCGCGCTGTCTGACTGAGAGGTCGTTAAACTCTACGCGAGGCTTTTCCATTGTGGCATAGCCAAGGGTGAAGTGCTTAATGATCATTGCGCGGACCTTCTTTTCATCTTCAGTCGGCTTATACTCAGAAAGTTCTTCTTCAATTTGACCCATCTTGCCCGGAGATAGCTTTGTAGGTGTGAATGTTATCTTACCGCCTCTTTCCTGCTTTTGAATGATGCCCATGTTGATTTATCATAAAAAAGCGTTTGGTTGTTTATAAAATATCGATATAACTATACCATTATTCTTCGCTTGTGTCCCGAGGCAGTTGCATACCGGACCTTGCAAGGCCTTCCGGCATGTACTGGTGTGCAGCTTCTTGATTGCGTCGTGTCTTTACGAATGTGAGCATGAGCGCATCTGCAAGGTTCGGACTCTTAATGCCCTGCTTTCTCATCTCGTCCTTGGACATGATCTGAATAGTGCCTGCAAGGTTTCGTTTGAAACGAATAGTGAGGAGCTCTGCTTTGAGCTTTCTGCCCATTTCATTGTTGAGAAGCGTACCTCCCTCTCGAAACCACTTCTTAATAGCGAAGTAGCCCTCTGCACGTTTGTTCAGGTATATCTCATCAATTGGGTTGTCTCCGACGTTCACTGTACCCACGTCATAATGATATGCGGACAGTGCAATGTCCTTAGCAACATCAGCGCCTACACCGAAATTGTCGATCATTACGTCCTTATCGCGTATATCATGCTTCATCATCAGGGTGATTGTCTTTTCAGCGATAGACTTTGACGTTGAAATCTTCTCAGTGCCCACGACTTCTGCTTTAAAATCATCACGTTTAAGCCATGCTGTTTCATCTTGGCCTTCACCAGACGGGTCTACACCTAGTTTCGTATCATGTAAATAGCTGCCGACTTCATCCGCCATGCGTATCTCTTCATTCGAGAACACAGGCACAAAGCCCTTTTCATCGACTGCATCTTCCTTAGGGAACTTACCGAGTACACGCACACGATACTCGTCTGAGTCTTCACCGTGACGCTCCATGATGCGCTCATTGTACGTTGTGTCGACGATAGGGCTCTCTAATGAGTTAAACGCGAGTATTTGCCAGTTAGCTTTGTCCCCGTGGTGTGTGTCGTAGAAGTAACCAATGAGGCGTGTAGGGTTTGAAATGAGGATTGTGAGCGTGTTCTTGTCCGTCAATGACCCTTCAGCAGTGTTGAATATCTCTTGAGGAATACCAGACGCTTCATCAGCAATGAGCATCACATGGTCGCCGTGAACACCTGCAAGGGCTTCTGGCGCTTCTTTACGGGCAGTCTTTGCGCGAGCGAACCATGTCTCAGGTGATTCAGTGATACGGATATGAGTTGTTGACCATTCGTACTTATCGCCTAATACTTTGGGCATCTTGGCAATCCACTTGGCAATCTCTTTCCACAGAACATCGTACATCTGGTCCGCAGTAGGTGCAGTACAAGCGATTTGTGCGTCCTTGAATGAGAAGAGATACCACAGCACGAGCCATGAGACTGTTGCAGTCTTTCCAATACCGTGAGCAGACGCGACTGAAATACGTTTAGGCTTTCTGTTGTTGATAGCATCTTCAACCGAGAGGAGTATCTGGTACTGTTGCCACGTTATATTTTTACCCTTGACGAAAGGATCGGCAGGCGAAATCTGAGGTTTAAGCCCAAACATTTTCTCCACGAAAAAGATAGGACTCCTCTGTAATTTCCTATAGAGCTCTACATCACTATCCTTCATAAGTGCTTAAAATTAAGCTTTCTAGGTCTTTTATGTCCTTAGTAAGTATCACGTTGCTTTTTACAAGGGCCGCATTCGCGATTATAGGGGCCATGTTATTCGCTAAAAGCATAAAATCGTCAAACCAAATGTCTGTTACCTCTTTCAGTTGCCCGAGATACGGTTCGACATTCGAGCATAGAGGCAATGTGCCAACCATCGCGTACTCAATAAACTTGATGGGCGATTTGTTATTGTTGAATGGAGTATTGAGGAGTGGAGCAATGCCAACGTCCCAATTCAATTCTGAAAGTCGTTCGTAGTACTTTTCAACGGGAACATATGGATGCCACTTGTGGTCTAGCCTTTCAAGATACGAGACAAAGTTTACTAGCTCATTTCTAAATTCTTCCGTGCCCAATTGCCACACGCGGTCGTACCATGTCTCTTGATCAGTGTCGCGAATACCGAATAGTTCAAAGTCGAAATCGGCGCCGTGGCGCTTCGCTTTTATAAGCGCGGGCAATACCATGTTCAAGTCCTTAATGTGCGAAATATCGCCTGCAAAGCCTATTTTGACCTTTTTGTTGCCCTTTAAACGCGATTTGAAGAGCTTTGGATCGATGGCATTAGGGATTATGACCACGCGCGCCTTAGTGAATGGCAATAACGTGTTCTTTAATCGCTCTGTGGTAACAGTGACAATATCAGCCGCTTCAAGCAATTGGTACACTTGTGGAAGTGAGCCGATGACCATGTTGTAATAGAAGTTATCCTTTTCAACAAGAGGATAGGCATCGTCTATATCGTAAATGATCTTGATATTATTCTTCTTACAATGATCAACGCCATTCGTAATATCGAAACCATATGAGCGTGACAATTGTACAGCGTCTAAATCAGCAGGTAACTTCTCGCCTGGCACAATACGAAATGTCTCATGTCCTGCATTCTTCAAGACATCAAAAATTTGCTTTGTTCTGTACCAATAGCAACCTCCTTCAATACCTGATAGAAATCCAATTTTCATCTATTCTTCTTTTGCTTTTCCAAATAAATCTGTGAGAGAAATTGATCCGGAATGTTCTGTCTGTACCTTTTCAGCGTAACCATGCTTCGCTGCAATCATTCCTGCGAAGCGCGCATTATACGTTCCACCTAGGGCGTTATCCAGTAATCGGTTATGTTGTTCAGTTATGATTTTCTTGACTACAGCGGAAAATTTCTTGTGTAATTCGGTCGTTCCTTTTGCCCACAAAGTAACTGTTTCATCGTCTATGTCAAGATATATGGCGAGACCGACGAGTTTAGGTAAATTAACCTTTGTATAAGCCAAACTACCTGAGTTATTAAACACAGGTGTATCTACACATGTATCAAGATAGGTCTCTGCCTTCTTGATAAGTTCAGGAGTTAGTTTTGTTGGTCGTCCTGCTGGCATTTTTTAATTACTTCTTACCTTTACCCTTCATGACACCCATTTTCAATGGGATCTTTTTAATACCCGCTGCAATCTGATTCGCATTCCCTACTACCTTTGACTGGTAGCGCTGTTGCACGTTTCCCTTCTTAATCGTCTCGTCACTCAAAATGAGTTTGTTTACTCCAAATGGCATATAAAATTATATTAGTCCTAATACCGCAACCTGCTTTTTGCTCAAAGGCTTTTTAAATTCTACCTTTGACGCATTCATCTTCGCTATTAAAGCTCCCGGAGGCAACACACCACCTTTCTTAATACCAAGCGATCGCTTCAATGCTCCTTTCTGATAGTTTATGTTCCTCATACAAATAATCATACCACAAAAAACAAATGCAACAAGGTTCCATGCTACAATCAAAAAGCACCGCAAGCCTTCGGGTTTGCCTTGCATCACTTCTTTTGTAGCGCGTGGACGGTAGTACTAAGCGGTGTTACTCTCCATTCCGCGAGCAGATTAGTGGGACAAAAGATGGCCTTATGGCCGTTTTTTGTTACCTCATTTTTCACCCGACTTGACATCCTTACCAATCCTGTATCCTAATAATTCAAAAAGTTTGACTATTTCCCTCCTTTTTGCTATCCTGCTCACAACGGAGCAGGACAGTAAAAGGGACAATACGGCTTAGTTAAGGCCCCAAAAAAGACACATAGACGACCCCCTTGGCTCAACAGAGCCATTTTTCATACCCTCCAACTAGACGACCCCTTTTTTTAAGCCTTATTTAGAGCCATTTTTTAAAAACGGCCTTAAAAAAACCTCTCACTTTTTTGTGAGAGGCCTAAAAATGATTTTTTATATCCTATCAAAAACCTTGTCCGCCACCATCTGATTCTCGTCACGCTCCTCCGATGTAATCTCTCGAATTACGGCATCAACCGTCCCCTGTATCTTCTCCACCCTCCTTATAAGCTCCCAGTGCTTCTCTGAAGTTATATGGAAAGCCAGACTATTTTCAGTACCTGTTCGCTTGAGTATGCCTACTGCTGCCATGTTCTGGAGTACTTTTCTGACTGCATCTGTATCAATACCAATAATATCGGCCATACTTGGTGATGACATGCCCTTTCCATACTCCAATTGGGCCAATTGCTTGAGACAGGCTCTCTTTTCCTCATTAGCGAGTGAATAGGCGCACCAATCAATGATATTGAGGTCATTCTCCGTTAAAGCGCCATTGCGCATGACATAGAGGGCTTTAGCGAGGGTTATAAGCTGCAATGCCACACGCATCGGCTTTGCGGGCACGGGTATACGGTCGAGTTTATCCTTCCAATCTACATGCGCGGCAGTACGCGCGAGCTCCGCGAAGTTCGCAATATCCTTAATTCTCGTCCTTACATTGTCCCCTACGTCTATTGCCTGTGGGTCTATATCGCTCTCCTTGATGGTTTTATGTATGTATTGGGCATAAAGGTCAGAAAGCTTGTCGTCGAGCTCCTTACCGAAGATTTTACGGTTTAGGGCGATGTCTACAGCCTTATCGGAGTCAAAATCCTTCATGCGCCAGTACATAAAGCGCTCCCCCATCTCTGAAACCTCCTCAAAGAGCCCATAAATTGACGGAGTTGAACCACCAATGACACCAAGATAGCCTTTCCAATTGATTGATTCTCCTTTGTTTCCAACGTGTTTTATCATTTCACCGTCATAAAGCATACGGAATTGTGAAAGGATAGTCGCGCGCTGTTCAGGTGTCTTTGAAAATAGGACCGTTAAATCGGAAACAACAATGATGCCTTTTGGACCAATTCGCTTCAAAAGTGACATTTCCTTACCGGCTTTACCTTGTACGGATCCAGAGAGAAATGTGTTTTCAGTGAGATCGTCAACGCGATGAATGAATTTCTCATCGGTTAGGGCAAGCGGTCGAAGTATTTGGCTCTTACCGCCGGACGATGCACCTACAATGACAAGCCATATAGGGTCTCCAAGCTTCAGTCGCGTGGCGATTATCGAGGCAAGGGAAACATCAATGACATTCGTGTCCTCAAAATACTGATACTTTTCTATCTCACTTTTAATTTCTTCGAGGGTCATTGTAGTTTTTTGATAGCTTCAATAAAAGAGCAATTGTTAATCTGCCGGTATACAGCGATGGAGTCAGCAACTTTCCCGCAACCAAAACAGTAGCAAGTGTTCGTTTTTGGGTAATACACCATAGACGGTGTTTTCTCATTGTGGAATATGCAGTGTGTTTTGTTTTGTTTGAACTCGATAAGCTCATCTATAGGGTATGACTTCGCGCGCTCTATTTTGTCAGTGATTTTAGGATCACGGGGCTTTCGCTCGTACACAGGCTTTGAATGCTCCTTGATATACGCGTCATGGAATGTTGTCGAAAGCCACAGACTTACTCTATTCGCGCGGTCTTCGGCTACCTGTTCAATGCTCGCGAAGTGTTTACCGGTATCAATAAGCGCTCTCAAATCCCCACCGTTTGCTACATAGTCCGATATGTCCTTCACACCCGGGCGATCAGGAATGAGCACAACCTTGGCATGAGGTATGTATTTTAAGGCCTTAACCATGCCCTCTGCTCCTGCTAGGTCATTGTCAAAACACAAGGTAACTTCCTTGTCCTTAAACAAATCAGCCCATTCACTTTGGAAAGAGAGCGATCCGCCAGTAGAGGACACCGCGGGGATATTGGCGCTCCACGCAACGAGTGCATCAAATTCGCCTTCAGTTACGAGGACAGTCTTTTCGTTCTTTATTTTATGTGCTCCGTAGAGAACAATCGATGATCCTTTGTCATATAAATACTTTGGCTTCGCATCGTGTAGAGGGTTACGTCGGTATTTATTAAAAGAGATGTTGCCAATAGCGTCATGAATGGGAATGACAATGCATTCGCCGAAAGTAATGTTTGTACCCCAGTACACATTGAAGTCCTCGATCACCGTATTGGTTATTTTACGGCGATGAAGCCAATCCATCATCACGCTATTATCATTCATGGGGAAATTATATCACAAACATGCACGGTGCAAATGGGCTTGTGGATAACTATGACAAATATGATATACTTCCTCTATGAACGGACGACCAAAAAAAGGAAAGGAATACATTATAAGTATCAGAAATACACTTATACTTCAGTGTCTGAAGATATTGAGTCAAGCCGACACGGCACGGGTATTTCGGCTCCCTCGGAATACAGTTTGTACAATTTATAAAAACAAATAACATGATCCCCTACGAACTAGCAACACAGTTAAAAGAAAGCGGGTTTCCACAGTATAAAAATGGAAATGGTAGAGTCTTTTACTGTAAGCACGTACAGTGGTGCGGGAAATGTTCTGATAGAAATGACGAACTCATAATTGTCCCCACCCTCTCCGAGCTCATTGCCGCGTGTCCAAAATCAACAGACGATGGTTTTTTCTCATTATCATTTATATATGATAAATGGTTTTGCGGCTATGAAAAATATGAAATTTTTAAGCCAGAGGGTAATGGTCAAACTCCAGAGGAAGCAGTTGCAATGCTATGGTTAGAACTTAATAAATGAAACCTTTTGCCCATCAATTAAGATATGCAAAAAACTACAAAGATCGTGAATTAGTCGTACATGAAGGAGGTACTGGGAAGACCGTATGTGCCTGCTTATGGCTGAAGGACGGACGGGATAGAGACGCATTAGTCATTTGCCCAAAGCGCGTGGTCGAAAAATGGAAGGAAGCACTCAAGGATTGGGGATCTAAAGCAACGGTCGTAAGTAAGGATCAATTCAAAAAGATGCCTGCTGCCCACTGGTCCGCATTAGTAGTCGATGAGGCAGATGAATTTGCGTCACCGTTATTTGGTAAAGGACGATCGAAATTAGCCGCAGCGCTCTACGATCTTATTAAGCAGTATGATATGCCGACGCTATTACTTTCAGCGACGCCTATTCGATCAACACCGTGGAATTTACATACGTTGCTGTGCTATTTGCGTATCTATATACCCCATGAAAAATGGAGAAATTACTTTTTCTCATTAGAGAGACGCCCCTATCTACCTCGTCCTGCATGGATCCCTAAGTCCAATTGGCGACAGCTCATACGCCCAACGCTCGAAAAGTACTCGGACATTGTGCTTTTGAAGGATTGCGTGGGCGATCTGCCACCGGTCACCGAAAAAGTACTCCGTGTAAAGGTAGAGAAATATGTCCCCGTCGAGGACACCTTTCACGAGGAGCATAGAAATGAGCAGTTGCATAAGCCAGCGGAGATTCTTGAGGTAGCGAAACAATACAGAAAGGTATTAGTGGTAGCGTACTATCGTGAGGAGATTGCGACTTTAGAAAAAATCTTATCAAAGGACAGACTAACCTTTACCGTGCATGGCGGCGTAAAGGATCAGGAGGTCTTATTGAAGAAGGCAAATGAGGTCGATGAATGTTTCTTAATCGTCCAAGCGTCCCTAGGCGCCGGGTTCGATGCAGACACCTTTTCAGTTGTAGTGTACACCTCAATGTCCTACAAGGTACGAGACTTTGTGCAGATGGGCTATCGAGTTAGACGTATCAAAAACCTTCACCCGGTGGTATATTACTATCTATTAGCGGGTAGGTGCGATAAAGCAGTATATGAAACAATCAAAAAAGGCCTCGATTTTGTCCCCTCTCACTGGAAACCAATTGCCAGAATTGCCGAGAGTATTAAATAAAAAGGAAGCGCGTTTTGGTACAACGACATTCAATCCATGGTTTATTAAAAATGCTAGGAAACATTTTACGCTAACTCCGGTATTTGAACTCAAACAAACAGAGACATCATTGCCATTCTCGCGTGTTGAGAAACACCAAGAGCGTAAACTTTGGAGCGCAAAGTATGGGGTCTCTATCTATAAAATAAGTGATGAAAGCCGAGGTGAAAAGCCCTTTGACTCGATTGGCCTCATGAACTGTGAAGCATACCTCGTCATCAAATACCCTAAGCATTTCTACATTATCGACATTGACGACTGGCTAAATGAGGTGAAACGATCCACGAGGCGATCATTAACCGAGGAAAGAGCAGATGAGATTTGTAAGATAAAAGTATGAAAAAAATTGACTATTCAAAAATAAATAACGATGAACTAGAAGAAATCAGGAGAAAGGTGAATGAAGAAATAGACAAAAGACTTGCTACCGATCCGTATCAGTTTCTTATTCTAGCGGTTGTGTGTAATTACATCAGAGGAAAGAAAGAGATGAATAAAATCGAAAAGAGAATAGTTGAAAATTATGAGAACAAACTAACTGAGATACACAATTTTTATAAGAAAAACCGCCCATAAGGCGGCCTTTTCTTTGTGAATGATTAAGCGTTTAATTTAGAATGGCTTTACTTCAGACTCCTCTTTTACAAGACCATCGAAGTCAGGATCGTTTGCAGGTGCATTTACTTGCAACTTTTCATCTTCATTGTCGAGCTCTGCGACAGTCTTGTTTGCAAGATTAGTCTCGAGATTTTTACCATAAAAACCTAGAACCTTAGTCGGCTTCTTCTTTTTGTCAGCATTTGGGATAGTGCTTTCAAATACAATAGAAAGTGGATCACCTAGTCGAAGATTGTTTGTCTTGTTCAAGATAAAAGGTAGACGCTTGATCCCTACGTTAATAAGCTTGCCGTTTTCCTGCTCGAGAGTAATTCCTCGTTGCGCCTGATTGGTTATATTGCCCGCTGCATCTTTTTCCTCAGCTCGGAAGAAAACGTCACGAACATATCCTTGCACCATATCACCTACCTTCTCGAACTTAGCCCATGGTTCAGACCATGCAATGTCACGTGGTTTTGTTAGAGTGTCGTTCTTAAATGATTTGAAGTCGTAATTACTTGTCATATATTATTTATTGTTAATAACCATTCACAAAAACAGTATACACCCTACGAGCATTGCTCGCAAGTAGTATGTGTGATATATTATCCCCATGTACGAATTACCAAAGGGATATCTCTCATGGTCAAGCATCAATTTATGGAACACCAATAAGGATATGTTCCGTAGGGTCTACTATTTCAAGGATAAGAAGTTTGAGACGCGCGAGACTATATTCGGTAAAAAGATTGCACTGATGCTTGAGAATAAGGAATACGATGAGCACCCTACGCTTAGGAAAATTCCGAGGTACGAGTATGCAGAATATAAAATCGAGATTGAAGTGGAAGGCATAAAGGTCTATGGTGTACTCGACTCATTCAGTTTAAGGAGAAAAGCTTTCAAAGAGTATAAGACCGGGCACAAATCAAAAGATGGAAAGGACCCATGGGACGAATTGAAAGTGAGGAAGCATGGACAGTTACCATTCTACTCATTCCTTATCGAGCAAAAATTCGGCAAGGTCGAAGAATGGACAGAGCTCATTCATTTAGAGACTGCCTTCGGGAAAGAGACGACAGAATTTGACGGGCATATTTTAGAAGGTACAAACGATAAGCTAGTACTAACAGGTAAGGTTAAAAAGTTTAAGAGAAAAATTGAACAATATGAACGAGATCGCATCCGACAAATCATTAAGAAAGCCGCAAAAGAAATTAGCGAAGACTTCTTACTTTTCAAAGATGGCAAATATGGATCCATTGGAGAAAAGTAAATACTTTAAGAAGATCGGGAGGAAAGGGGGACTGAAGTCAAAAGCAGCAGGAACTGATTACTCGAAACTTGTTAAAATTCGATATAACAAAAAATGAAAGACCGATCACAACCAGCTTCTGACGATTGGGCAACACCTAAAAAACTTTACGACGAGCTCGATGCCGAGTTTCACTTTGATTATGATCCGTGTCCATTGAACGGTAGGGGGGGGCTTCAGGGCGATTGGGGGAATAGGAACTATGTGAACCCACCGTATAGTCGTAAATTGAAAGAGGCCTTTGTAAAAAAGGCAATAGAACAATCGGCAAAAGGCAAGCTATGCGTCTTATTACTTCCAGTATCGACAAGCACCATTCTTTTTCACGATTACATCAAACCGAATGCGAAAGAGATCCGCTTTGTGCGTGGGCGAATTGCATTTTGTGGGACGAATACAAAAGGTGAATATGTTACGACAAAGAAACCGATGCATGACAGCATGATTGTTATATTAAAACTTATCCCCAGTGTCCTTTGACATACGAGCGATGCCCGTATACAGTGTAGAAGTAAATAAATAAAACACATATGACAAACGCAACATTGATTAAGTACGCAGAGATTGTTAAGGCAGAGAAAGAGCTCGCAGAAAAGAAGGAAGTGCTCAAGGCGAAGATCGTCGAAGATTTTGGCAAGGATAAGATCGACAAGCTTGAGTGTGACTTTGGTACATTCACTATCTCATCGAAGCCTAAGTGGGAGTACTCAAAGAAAGTGAAGAAGCTAGAAAGTGACTTGAAGATTTTGAAAGTGACCGAGCAAGAGAATGAGACAGCGAAGAAGACAGATGGCGATAAGTTCTTAGTGTTCACGACCCCTAAGGACAAGTAACATGCTCGAAAATAACACACGACGGATCAGCCGGGAGGTAGTGAACATTTTGAACCAGTACGACGAAGTGGAAGTACGCAGCGACAGTTTTAATCCGATGGAGGTGGCAGAGGAACAAATTGAGAAGCGAACGGGCATATTCTTTATAAGCCTCATCGACACACAAAATGAGGATGACATACAAAAGATTGCTCAAACGTTCAACATCAAACTTCACAAAGCAGCAAAGACTTGGTACATCAAAGAAGTTGGACAGAAGCTCGAGGAGGAACAGGACAAGCTTAGAATTATTTACAACAAATTAAACAAAGAACACGATGAAGTTATTTAACGCAGCAACGTATATGGAACGCGAACGACAAGCAAAGCGCGAGCGTATCATCGATACAGCAATGATAGTGGCAGCCTACGCAGGTGGAGTAATCCTCTTTGTAGGCACAGTACTTATTAAAGTAACCCAATAACATGGACACAACAATCATATTAGTCGTGAGAGTAATTGCAGCGGTGTGTATGTCGATTTCAACTTGGTTTGCATTTGTCACGTTCCGTTCATCAAAAAAGTACAATAACCACCTAGCGTGGTATGAGATTTTCTGGCTTGTTGCCGCAAGCCTACTGTTTGTAGTTGGTATGGTTGGTTACTCACTAACCTACTAACATGGACGAACACTACGAAACGGCAACCTGGTGCAAGGTGGTATGGATACGTAATCCTAGCAGTGGTAATCATCTTCGGTATCGCCCTTGCAATCCAAGCTACAGAGCGCATAGACAACTTAAAAGTAACGCAGATAGCTTATAAATAATATGCACAAAATTAGCGATAAAATAATCAGCTTCATTCCAGAAGCAGAAATCGAACCTGAAGCATTGCAGCAAATCAAGAATACCGCGTCAGTACCATTTCTTTTCAAGCATGTAGCTGTCATGCCAGATACCCACTTTGGGAAAGGCTCTACCGTCGGTACGGTGTTACCAACTAAGGGGGCAATCATTCCAGCAGCAGTCGGTGTTGATATTGGGTGCGGTATGATTGCGGTTAAGACAAACCTAAAGAAGGAGCAGCTAGGAGACCTTGCAAAGCTTCGTCACTCAATTGAGCGCAGTATTCCAATGTCTGCTGGTGTGTTCAACAAAAACATAACAGAAAGTGCTGCTCGGAGGATCAAGGAGTTAGAGAACCTTGCACATGAAGATTTAATGTTGAATGAATTGGACGAATTGTCACCTAACTGGCGCTACCAATTAGGAACACTTGGTGGCGGTAACCATTTCATTGAAATATGTCTCGATGAGACCGATACGGTATGGGTAACGCTTCATTCTGGCTCACGCGGTATTGGAAACAAAATTGGCACACACTACATTTCTATTGCTCAAGAATTTTGCAAGCAAAACTTTATTCAGTTACCTGACCCCGATTTAGCGTACCTCGTATTAGGTACTGGTGAATGTGCTCATTATCTTGAAAAGATGGAGTGGGCACAGCACTTTGCTTTGCTTAATCGTGAGGAGATGATGGACAGGGTTTTGAAGGACGTTTCATTTGCTGTATACGGTGAAGATGGCCATCAGAAGGATTTTGAAATAGAGCGTATCAATAGTCACCATAACTTCACACAACAAGAACACCACATGGGGCATGACGCATGGATTACCCGCAAAGGCGCTGTGAAGGCCGACATTGGCGACCGCGCCATGATACCCGGATCTATGGGCACGCGCTCGTATATCGTCACAGGATTAGGTAACAAGGCGTCATTTAATTCAGCGCCTCATGGTGCAGGAAGAAGACTATCGCGCGCTAAGGCTCGCCAGCAATTCACTATGGAAGATTTCGACAAGTCTATGGTAGGTATCGAACACCGTCGAACGGACATCTTACTCGATGAGATACCCGGAGCTTACAAGGATATTGACCATGTGATGGAGAACGCAAAGGAGCTTGTGAAGATTGACGCTATTCTTCGACAGATATTAAACGTTAAGGGAGACTAACATGCCCACTATCGCACAAGGTGTATACGAGGACTGGGTACAGCCAGAACTTAAACGCCAAAAGGAGTTAAAACGCCAAGTAGAAATCGACGAAGCAAAGATGGACATAGGACAAACACGATACGAGACATTCCCTTACACACCGAGAGATGATAGGAGGGTAAAGCCAGCAAGCATTTGGGCACTTATTAGTCAGTTTAGTATATAAAATATGGAACCACAACAAATAAGCGAACTAATCGAAGCCTGTTTCTACTTAGGAATGTTCATAGCTTTTCTCGTTTGGTTTTATAAATTTACTAAAGAATAACAATGACCACAACAATCAATCAAATCGTCAAAGAGGTGCTAGACCAGATGGAGGGACAAACAATCAGTGACCGCAAGCAGTTCAGAGAGGTTCTTGAGGGCGAGCTTACAAGAAGATTAAATCTTTTCATCAGTGTGAATCAATTCATGGCGTATGTGAAGGCGAAGGCGAAGGAGGAGGCAAGTCATGTGTGTGTTTATCCACAGGGATACACTACCAATGACAGATGCATAGTGTGTGGAATTCCAAAAAACTAACATGCGAAATAGGTACAAGGGTAAATGCACTTTATGTGGAAAAGATGTACTGCCTAGGCAGGGAAGATGGAGAATGGTTCCGAAGCAAACACAGAATTTCCTCGGTCTCAGGTGCTCGAATTGTTCCACAACAACTAGAAAAAACCTAAAGAAAATAAATGCCAAACAACATACAAAAAGTTATTGAGGAGGGGGTGAAACTTGGAGATGATTTTTCTGAGTTTATGTCGGAAGGTTATGGCGGTGGTATAGATGGCCTAAGATGTTCGACATGTGACCATAAGTATAGAGGAGAAGCACAGCCAGGCCAGTTATGTCCACAGTGCAAAGCAGCTAAAATTATCCGCACCACCATCTCCAACGTCCTCCAAGCTATAGAGGAGGAGGTGTGGAAAAAGATGCGGCCAGTACTAACACTACCACTTAGGAATAATATGGTAGGACAGATTATTTCAACAAATAAAGAGTTTAATTTGCCTATTTTAGAAATCGTCGACTTATTAAAATCGGCTAGGGATAGTGTGAAATAAATATGTCAATACTAAATTACACAACAAAAATTGATGCGGATAAGACAGCAGGAGAGATAAGCAAAATGCTTTCCCTTGCTGGGGCGAGTGCCGTAATGACTGAATACGACAAAGATGGAGGACACGTGTCATCTCTTAGTTTCAAGATGAATGTGAACGGCACAAACATTGCTTTCAAACTACCCTGCGACTGGAATCCAATACTGCGAATACTTGAAAATGACACAAAAATACCCCGACGCTGTGTCACTAGGGAACAAGCGGTCAGAGTAGCATGGCGAATTGTAAAGGACTGGGTAGAGGCACAGTTGGCGCTTATACAAACACAGATGGCCAGCACCGCGGAAGTATTTTTGCCGTATGCTATCACGGGAAATGGACAGACTTTGTACAAGACGATAAGCGAAAATCCTAAATATTTACTTGGAAACTAACATGAAAACAATCACAATCAAAGTTAACGACGGAACAACAGAGGAGAAGGTGGTTAGTCTCTTGAAGGAGCACGCACCAGAGATGCTGGAGGAGGAGTTTAGTATGTTGGGGTATTTAAGGGCTATAAATAGCGCTGTACTTTCTACTTGTTATTTTTCAATTACCTCTTGTAACCTAAAACGCGTATCCGCCCTCCTCAAAATATGGGAGTGGAAGGAGAAGAACGACGGAGCGTTTGGGTGGGGGGAGGTATCAAGTAATAGCACTGTAAGATATTGTGTTTCATACGACCTCACTAAAAAACAATTTTTTTGGAGCGACTGTTGGCGTGATGAAGTGCAAGTTACTGAGCTCCCATACTTCTCTACAGAATCAATCGCCAACCGCGCCCTCAAAGAGCTCGAAGCAGAATACAAGGTGGTGTTTAATGTGAAGTAGGTATGCCAATAACAATGATGATGATGGCGCATGGGAGTGGGTTAGGCGGTAGCGGCGGAGGCGGTGTATTGGGGATTATATTGAATGTGTTATTAATCGTCGCTGTTGCACTAGCCGCTTATGGTTTGCATGGAACATTAAAAGATAACTAATCAATTATGCCATTTATAAAATTTATAAAAACAGAACAACAGTGCATGTCTCGTGAGCATATGCCACCACAAGGAATGGTACTTCGTCCAGGAGTCCACACATGGCAATGCCCAGATTGTCTGGAGGAAACAGTGTTCGAGGCCGATTATTTAACTTGCTCAATAGTTAAGCCACAAAATGTCAAAGGGACACGTAATAATTAACAAATAAATTATGGAACAAAGAGAAAGTGTATACACCATAGCATCTACGTCATTTGTTGGGACGACTACCACTAGGCATGTAACTCACTGTACTGAAAAAGCGGATATGTGTGTTAGAGACTTACCGAGCGCCCCTGAGTTTTTCAGAGAGCAGATAGGCTCATTATTATTTGGCCCAGTGATACTTATTCTTGTGGTTGGTGTAGTTATATTAAGCTTAATCGAAAATAAACAATAATTATGGAACAAACAATAAAGTGGGTGAAGGGGGGTAAACCAGAGAAGGAGGGGTGGTACTTGGTGTGGGGAAAGCGAAGGGATTTGAATGGTGATTTGTATACAGAAATTGTCGTTGGTCGTTTTAGTTTTGCTGAGGGTTTTGATACTTATATGCCCATCATTAAATACTACGCAGAAATTATTGGCCCTAATGGAGAGAAGTATGAATAAACAAAACTAACATGAAAACAACAATATTTTTTATTTTAGCGCTGTCAATATGCTTAGTTACGGTCAGTGTAAATTCTTTGGTTACTAATTACGCAGTACGTGAGCACAGCAAAATGATTAAGGAGCTCACCACCCGCATAGACCACCTCTACACAGAACAAGGGCAGAGGGAGATGAAGTGTGCTGCGAAGAGTGGGGAGTGGAAAACATGGTATTACACTCGCAAGGAGTTACCCACTGATGATAATGATAGTGATTACGAGAGAACTGGCTGCTACTCTACCAAGGCAGAGCAGGTTAAGATAGAAATATAAACAAATATGCAAAAAATAATAGTCAGGTGCACGTTTGAGATCCCGGTAGAAGTGCCCGATGAGTCGGAAGTCCCGGGTTACGATGAATGTTTTGACATCGAAGATAACCACTGCCCGGGCACAGGTATAGTCGGAGCAGCCTTTGACAAGATTTACGAAGAAACGACAAAGGAAGGTTTCTGTTGGGCGTGTAAGCTCAAGGGTAAGTGTGAAATCTTATAAGATAGTGTGTTATAATATCCCCATGTTCAAATGGTTCGACTCGATATTCAGTAAGGTAGAAACAAACTATGGTGTTTTGCCTGAGCCTATCGGTGTCGAAGAAAAGACCATTCCTTTTGAGGAGATTGTCGGTAAAGCTGAAGACCCTATCTGGAAAGAGAAACTTGAAAACGAGTTACGGTCATTCCCCACAACATACCAAGGTACAACTGCAAGCTGTGTGGCACATTCCATTTGTCTTGCGGCAGGGATAGACTATCAAAACAAATACGGATCATTCGTTAAGTTCGCACCGCTCTTTAATTACTATTTCCGATCGAATAAAAATCACGAAAATGGCGAAGGCATGATCGTCAGTAACGCTTACAATATCGTCCGCGATAAGGGTTTCATTCCATACGATCTCCTACCGTCGTCAGGGTTTACAGAGTCACAGGCAAATCAAGTGAAGATACAGCCGTGGTTTCTTGAGATAGGGCACATCTTTAGACTAGGTAAAGAAGGTCAGCAGGTCCGTATTAGTGTACCGAAGGACTTTGACACCATTGCCTCTATTATACAGAAGACGAAGAAGGGTGTGACTATCCTCTTAAAAATCGGTGAGGGCGAATGGCAAGGAGCAACAACACCGAGACTCATGACGAATAACCCTGAGTATGGACATGAGGTTGTCATCATTGATTTTTATACAAAGAACGGCAAGAAGTTTCTCCGTATTCAGGACTCAGCTGATAAGGCATTTCCTTTCAAGGACATTTCTGAGGAGTACTTCAAAGAGCGAGCGATACAAGTTGAATACGGTATGACATTCCGTTTCGCGATCATACCGGGAAAGCCAGTGTTTGATGGCTCAATAAGAAAGTATCAAGAGATACTCCGTTATGAGGGCTTCTTCCCAATAAATATAGACTTCATTGAGAATTGGGGACCTGTTACACAGACGGCATCAAATAAGTTTACCGACAAATACGGGCTACCGAGACAGTCAAAGTTATCATTAGACCTCGTAAAATACCTTTTACAAAATTATAATCAATAATGAGTAAGTTCATTTTAGTAAATAAATACGCACGTATACACCGGATCCATAATTGGAGAGTTAGAAAGTATGCAATACGATTACAATACCGTAAATTCTTTAGGATGCTCAGTAGTAAAGCAAGCTATCGCCGACAGAAAGGAAAGGAGCGGGTGAAGTTTCTCCATGTGCGTGATGACTTTGTTCTGCCGGGACGTGAGAGGAATCCTTATCCTAACCCGGGGGACCCTTCATGGGCACACACCGTATTTCTTCCCGGTGGCATTAAGAAAATAATACAGCCGCACGAATATAAAAGTAGTTTGTATAGAAAGTAGTGTATACTTATAGAGGAAAAATTGTCTCTCTTTTACTCGACAAAATTGTAGGGGTGCTCCCTACTAAGGTTACTTAGGCAGGAGCACTTTCTTCTCCATAGGGAAGAATATGAGTTTACTTATATAATTTTGTTGGGTGATAGGGAGATACTTTATGAGCTCTATGAAACACCCTGACTGGTTTGTTTTGCAAAACTGCCTGCTTCGTAACCTGCCACTTTTTACCTACGCACGCTTTGTGCTAGGCAGAAGTCAACACGCAAAAGTAAGTTATGGCCCACCTCATCATCGCCGAAGAAAACCCCATCATGGATTGACCTATGAAGGCAAAACCACTACCCCACTGCCACACCGTACAGGCTCGTCGGTATGAGCCCAAGTGTACGAACTGTTCAAACGGTTTGACACAGGCCGTCACAATGCATGGCTACCCATTCTGCGGCACTGTATGTGCCACACGCTGGGTACGTCGTCGCCAGTCACCTCACTGGGCAATTGCCTAGTATACCGACATCGTTTGCGTTTGCAGGCGGTGTCGTTATTGTTTTATATAGAAACCTCTTTGGTCGGAGCGAGCAAGAACATGCAATCTATCCGCAAGGTAATTTATTCGTACAGCCACTGTTCTACGGTCTACAATAAATTTATATGTATTGGTAATGTGTCTAACGACATCGTCTACGTTTCTCGGCCCCTTAGCTGAATCAAAGTACTCTACTATTGCTTTTTTAATATCAAAACCTTCTGGAGCTGCATTTGGCATATCAGTTCCATCTACAATACGAAGCATTGCTTGCAGTTTTTCTAGCTCGCTTTGTTTTTCAGTCAATTCTTTCTGGAGATGAAAAATTCTTTTTAGAATGTCCTCGACGTTGTTTTTACTCATGTCTACATTTTACCTCCCAATGAATCGTTTGCAACGCTACTTGTCCCCACCACTCCGCTTGCCTTGTGCAGGCGGTTTGCTCTATATGTGATATAATATATTTATATAAATAATCAATTAAAAAAATGGGTGATACTACTCTTGATAATCAAGTCAATTCACAG